AAGCACAGATAGCATTTGCTAAAGGTCAAAGATAATGATAATAATAAAACCAAGTGATCTAATAATCAACAGCGAGAGATGGTCGCATATTCCTAGTTCCGAAAATACTCTATATAGAAAACATACAGTTGGTTGGGTAGTTAAATATAATGGTAAAGAATATGGTGATTTTGTTACCATTTCTGGTGGGTTATCAGATGACATTCTCAAACAGGTTTCATCTTTATTCACAGAACAAGCAAACGACACAATGATTGTAGTTAAGGGAGAACAATTTATAAAAGATAATTATTTAGACTGGAGAGACTTTGCAATGATGAAAATGCAACTAAAAGATGATGGTTCTATTAAAATTCAAACTAAAGAAGAAACTGAAGCATCACTTGAAAGAATGTTAAAAGAAAATAATAAAATAATAAAGGAATAAATATATGACAGAAGTAGAAACCACATTAGTAGAATTAAAAGCAATGGCAGTTGAGTTGGGTATTGATGAAGTAGTTGCTAATAGCTTTAAGACTAAAGCACAATTACTAATGCTTATTGATCTAAAAAAATCTAGTATCTCTAAAGAAAATAAACCAAAGCTAGTAGACCAGTCTAAATCAGGAATTGAAACACCTAAAGAGAAATTCAATGCAGATAAAGAATGGCTTAATAAAAGAGATATCATGGGTAGATACCTAGAATCACAGCCTAAAGTCGGTATGGCTATTCAATTAGAACCAGGAGAGAAAGAAGGTATTGTTGAATCTAGAGTAGTAAATGGTATTAGAGAGTTCAAGGTTATCTCTGGAGCAGTCAAAGAGAAGATCATCAATGGCTACAAGTGGATACTTCCTAAAGGAGTTATGACACAGGTCCCCGAACAAGTATATGAATTACTATCTAACGAGCTTAACATTATGGCTAGAATCGGCAGTAAACAATCTATTGAAAGGATTGATCCTCAAACCGGTAGAAGAGTCGGAGACATGCTCTAAGTTAGCCCTTGACATTATAATTTAACTCTAGGATACTAATATAAGTTAGTACTATTGGAAAAACCGAAGGCACTATTTCTGTAAAGAATGGTGCCTTTTTTAGTATTAACAAGTATAAATAGTAATAAAGGAGACCACAAAATGGCACTCACATCAAGATCAACCATTGCTATAGAAGTCAATAACTTTTATGACCAGGCCTTACTGGTAAGAGCAATACCAAATTTCGTACACAATAGATTCGCTCAAGTCAGAGATATCCCTCGTATGAGTGGAACCAACAGCATCAAATTCAGAAGATATGGTAGCTTAACAGCTAATACCACAGCTTTAAGTGATGGTGTTACCCCAGATGGAACATCTTTGAGTATCACAGACGTAACAGCAACCGTCTTGCAATATGGAGACTACGTTACCCTCACTGATAAACTTCAAATGGAAACATATGATCCTATCTTGACTGAAACTGCAGAAATTCTTGGAGAACAAGCAGGAGATACGCTTGATCAACTTTGTAGAGCAGTATTGGCAGCAGGAGCATCTAATCAATATGCAAGTACAGCAACAGACACAGCAACAATCTCAAGTGGTATGAAGTTGAACAGAGCAGAAGTCAAGGAAGCAGTTAGAACTTTGAAAGCTAACAACGCTAAACCAGTAACTTCTATGATTAATGCAGGAACCGGATACAACACTGTACCTTTGAATAGAGCATTTATCGGTATCGTACATCCTTACACGACCTACGATTTAGATGATGCAACAGGTTGGATTCCAGTTGAGAAATATGCTAACAAATCAGACGTTATGCCTGATGAAGTTGGTAGCTTAGCAGGAGTTAGATTTATCGAAACATCAAATGCCTACACTGTAGCTGGTACATTGGTTACCACAGTTTATGGAACATTGATCTTCGGTAAAGATGCATATGCTCAATCTCGTATTTCAGGAGAATCTTTGAAGAATATCGTTAAGCCACTCGGATCAGCCGGATCAGCAGATCCTCTAGATCAGAGAAGCACATCAGGTTGGAAAGCAACTTATGTCGCTAAAGTTCTTAATGCTAACTTCATCATCTTAGTACAACACGCAGTATCAGCATAGAAAGTAAAAACAACGGAGGGTTAGATTAAAACCTAGCCCTCCATAAAAAAGAAAGAAAAAACAAAATGGCAGTAACAAGCACACAATCACATCACCAGGTTAGAAATATGGTAGTTGGAAGATATTTAACTGATGCAACAGCAGCACCTATCACAATTACTTGTGGATTCAAACCAAGATATGTAAAAGTAGTAAACAACACTTCTAGAGATTGGTACGAATGGTTTGAAGGTATGGCAGCAGACTCAGCTCATAAAACAGTTGCAGCCGGCACTGGTACATCAATCACCACTCTTGGTATCACAGTTGCAGAAGATGGATTTACAATCGGTTTAGACACTGATGTTAATGTTATCAATGAGCAATTGAGTTTTGTTGCAGAAGGATAGAAATTAAAAATAATATTAATCCCTGCCTAGAAATAGGCGGGGAAAATAGAAAGAATAGAATATGAAAAATTTTAATCCAGCATCTTTAGGCAACTATGAATTAGAAAAAGTCCTACACTATCTTGATAACAAAGATAGTGTTGGTGTAACCACTGGCAATGTCTATGTAGTTATTCCATCAACTAATACGAATTATGATGAGTTCTACAATAAGTTTCAAAAAACATACTCAGATGGAACACAACTTATTCAATCAACCCTAGATCTTGCTTTCGCAGCTTGTACCGCAGATAGAGGAGATTTTATCTACCTAGCACCGGGATATGCAGAAACAGTAACTTCAACAACTCCAGCATTAGATATTGCAGGAGTAACAGTTGTAGGTTTGGGAAATGGCTTGAAGAGAGCTACCTTTACCTTTGGAGCAGCAGCCGCAACAATCAATGTTAGTAAAGCTAATATTAGAATGATGAACTGTCATTTTATCGCTAACTTCGATAACGTAGCAGCAGCATTTACTTTAGCAGCAGCAAAAGACTTTGAGTTAATCAACAACACGTTTGATGATGTTTCGAATGCTTTGCATTTCTTGAGTATTGTTGTAACAAATGCAACAGATCAAGCAGCAGAAGGTCTTAAAGTAGTCGGTAATAGATGGAATGGCCTAGCATTAGCACCAAACGCCTTCGTTTCAATCTTAGCAGCCACAGACAGGATTGTTGTAACAGACAATGTTGTTTTCATGGATGCTACTAATGATGTAGGACACTTTATTACTCTAGCAGCAAAGATTGTTTTAGAAGCAGAAATTAGTAGGAATGTTTGTGCAGTAGTTGGATCATCTGGAGCAACAGTAGGAATCTTCCTAACTGGCTCAGGAACAACCTCAAAAGGTATTGTCAGACACAACCGAGTTAGCTCTCTTGATACTACAAATGAATTACTATTCACAGTTGGAACCGGTTTAGTTTACTTCGATAATCTTTACACAGGTGTTGCAGATAAGTCTGGATACATATTGCCAGCAATTGACTCAGCATCTTAGTTAAAAATTAAATAATAGGGGAGGTCGGGTATGGTAATTCACTACTTAGCCCGATCTCCCTGAAATGAAAGAACACATGGCACTCGAAAACAAACCTACATTACCAACAGATTCACAAGATAACGTCATTTACGACTCTTCATGGGGTCCATTTAGATGTGAAAAGCTAGTTACCTTCTTGGGTGGAACTACTAATGCTTGGGGTCATGATACAGGAACTTTAGACGGAGGTGCTTTATTTCACGTTACCGGAACTGTCAGGATTCGTATTATCGGCGTTGTTGAGACTACCTTAGTAGGTGCAGCAACAGTAAATGCAGGAACTTCAAAAGATGTAGCCGGATTACTAACTCAAGTAGCAGATGCAACAACATTACAAGTCAATGAGATTTGGCATGATGCAACTTCAGATGCTAGTATAGAACTCTCTACAGTAGCAACTGAAAAGATAGTTGTTAATGGTTTGGATGTTCTACTTTATAATGGATCAGCAAATATCACAGCAGGAGCAATTAGGTTCTTAGTAGCGTGGACACCATTATCAGCAGGAGCATTAGTTGAACCTTCTGCATTATAAAATAAAGAAGGAAATGGCAAATGACACCGGTAAAATTCGCAGAACACGTTAGATTCATGACGAGAACTACCTCGATTACATTTACTGATGCTCAGATCATTTCTTTAATGGCTATTCGCCAAGATGAAATAGCAAGAGCTATTCTCAAAACAGACGAAGATATTTTACTTATACCTCAATATGCAAACCTAGTAGTATCTACTATTACAGCTAGAGAATATCCACAACCTCAAGATATATTATCAAGAATAAAACGTGTTGAGGCTAAACTAGATGGAACTAACTATATTGTATTAAATGAATTTGATGTAACTTCATACAGAAAAGCTATCTCAACAGAAGCAGATATCATTGCTAACTTCTCTAACCTAGAAGGAGAGGCGTTTTTTGACATACTTAGAAAATCTATTGTTATTTATTCAGGAACACTTACAGCAGTAACAGACGGCCTCAAGATATTAGTTAATACATATCCGGCAGCTATTACAGATCTAGCTCTAACCTCAGATATGAGTCAAGACCCTTCAACTACAACACATGGAATACCTAGAGCAATGCATGAGATATGGGCTAGAGGAATTATTATCGACTACAAGTCTAGTAGAGAGAAACCAATACCATTAAGTGAACGTGAGTTAAACTACAAGAATGATCTAGAGGAAACTATCCAAACATTGAAACATGGTAATTTAGATAGAGAAGTAATTGGAGTAATATCAGACGATATGTGGAATCATGGATATAATCTTTAAGATTGACATAGGAGTAATAAGTTTATATTATTAAATAAGAAAGAAGATATGAAACAAAACAAATTTGAAGTAGGAGATATCGTTAAAGAAATCGGACAACCTGATTCAGAAGGTGGAGTAGTTACTAAACTCAAGTATGATTCAGATATTGGTTTTAGCTATATTTTCGCTACTAAAGAAGTAGATCATGTTAAAAAAGAAGTCATTGATGGCTTCAAAGTATGTACTGAAGAAGAACTGGAGGTTATAAGTGTTAAATAAAATACTAGAAAAAGTTAGCTCTACTAAAGGTAGATTCAGAATTAAAGAGAATGTAAGAATTACAGCTCTTGATAAAGATGGAAATATTAAAGACGAACGACATATTTCTAATCTAGTTACCAATGCAGGATTAGCAGGTATGGCTTCAAGATGTAACGGAGATGGTTCAGAGGCAGTGTTTACTTATATCGCAGTTGGTACCGGAGATACAGCAGCTAACGTAGCAAATACTACACTAGAAACCGAAACAGCAGTTTCAGGACTTTCAAGAGCAGCAGGTACGGCTTCAAGAACAACTACTGATGTAGCTAACGATTCTGCAAGTTTAACTAAAACATTTACAGTTACCGGAACAGTAGCAGTTACCGAGTCAGGAGTTCTAAATGCAGCTTCATCAGGTACTTTGTTATCTAGACAGGT